CAACTACTACAACTCTAAAGAAGAAGCTTGCAGCCTATGAGGCTAACAGCGCAACTCTTGGAAAATTTGAAAGTTCTTTGACTCCTGGTGGCAAGAAGACAATTGCTCAGGGTGAGTTCCGTGTATCCTCTGTAATCCAAGGCGCTGAAGGTGTCGAGTATAAAGTTTACGACGCATTCGGTAGCCCTAATGGCGAACTATACCGTGAGCTAAACTCATCAGAGCGTTCTTTTAGCGCGCTTCTTGAAGATTATTCAAAGATGTATGGGGCTAACGTAGGCTCAAAGGGTCGCGGCATTGTTCGTCCAGATGATACTAACTATTATACTGACTGGGCTCGCACAATCAACGAAGATTTTGCTAACTCAACTGTAGCGCGTCAGCTAATTGAGGGCAACAGTCCTGAAGATGTAGCTAAATTGTTAGAAGACAATCAAGCACTTCGTGCTCGTTTAGGCATTAGCAGAGATTCAGCACTTGAGCATGTATACCAAGTTAAGAGCTTTGTAGATAACTATATTCCGCAAGGTTATGGTATTCGTGAACAGATTCTTGGAAACAAACCTGGCGAATTAACACGTGTCACACCTGAGTTCTTACGTAATGCTATAAAGAATCCAGATGAATTGCCTACTATTCACGGACATTTATTAGATGAGAACTTAAATGCTAAGAGTGCAAAAGCAATTAAAAATTTACGCGGTGAGATATTTAAATATCTAGGAACAATGCCTGAAAATGCTTGGGCACGTCATCCACTATTTGTTGACCTATACCAGAAGTCAATCAAAGAACGTATTGCTACGATGGAACAACTAAATGGTGGAGTATTCACCCGTGAAGAGTTTGATTCTATTCAATATGGACTGGAAAAGGCAGCTCGCGCTGATGCGCTTAAGGGCGTTAAAGGTATTCTGTATAACGTAGAACGTCGCACTAATGCTGCACAGATGTTGCGCTTTGTATCTCCATTCTTCTCTGCACAAGAAAACGCAATCAAGACTTGGCTCAAGATTGCATCAGATAATCCAGTTATAGTTAACCGTGCTGCCCTTCTTTGGACTGCACCTAATCGTATTGGTTTAGCAACTGATGAGAATGGCAATCCAGTTCCAAAAGAAAAGGCTTTGCAAGCCTCGGATACTATGTGGTTCGAAGTTCCTGGTGGATTAAAGAAGTTGCCTATTATTGGCAAGGGATTATCATCTCTTGACCGCATTGGTGTGACCAAGCAGAGCTTAGATGTTGCCTTCCAAGGTAATCCATTCGGCGTAAGCGTTGGTCCTTTAGTAGCTATCCCTGTATCTAATGTAATGAAGGTGGTACCAGACCTGAGCAAGGTTGTTGGCTTTGCTTTCCCTTATGGTCCAGATGCTTCCATTAAGGCTGTCCTTCCTACATACTTAAAGCGGGCATTTGACTTAGCACAGGGCCAGAATAGTTCTGACTACGCTAAGGCATATCAGTTAATCTGGCTAACAGAACAGCATAAGGCCCGTGACAACGGAACTCCTTATCTAACTGAAGCAGATGTTAAAGATTTAACTGACAAGTACTTCATGATGCGTACTGCTGCTAACCTAATACTACCATTCGCACCACAGTTCGATAGTCCATACAAGTACTATATCGATAAGTGGCATGAATATAGCCAGACATACGGTATTGATGCTGACGCTAAGTTCCTTGAGGACTATCCAGACTTCTTTGAATTCTCCACAAGTATGAGTAAGAACCCTACAGGTTCTAATGCTACTATGGATGCAGTTCAGAATGCTAAGCAGTATAGTGGATTAATCTCAGAATTAACTGGAGATAATCCACAACTTGTTGGTTTAGTAACTAACAATGCTGGCGCTGCTAAGTTTAATCCTACCGCTTACTGGTGGCAGGAAGAGACAAGTGTCAGCGCTGGTACATCAGAGAAGTTCCGTGGTAAGTCTACCCCAGCGGAGGCTATCAAGAAGAACGAAGCCCGCAAGGGTTGGGCAATTTATCGCAAGATGAATACAATTATTGATGCCAAACTAGCCGAACGTGGCTTAACTTCAGTTGATGAAACTGGGGCTGAGGACTTAAAGTATAGCAAGCAAGTAATGATTCAAGCCTTGGCTACTAATAAAGACCCAGTAACTGGTGAATCAACTGGTGAGCCTAGTGCTTGGTACGAGGATTACAAGGATACCGATGGGCTAAAGTCAGCAAGCAATGTAGCTGGACTACGCAAGATTGTTACTAATCCAAAGTTTATGGCAGATAATGGCGAAGACCCTACCTGGAAATCAGTTGCTATCTACTTACAATTAAGAGATAAACTAGCAAGTACGTTATCAGTGCGTCCTTCAACATCAATAGATGCTAAGGCTAACGCAGACCTGAAGTACATGCTTGACAGCTATGTATCGCAGCTTAAGGCTGGAGACTTAGAGTTCGCGGATATCTACGAAAGATTCTTATCACAAGATAAAATCTACGACAAGTACTTAGGACAATAATGGCTACTACACAAAAACAAAAGCAAACTCTTGCTAAAGAAATCAGAGACTTGCAAAGTCAGATTGATTACTTATCTGTCGATGCCACATTGTCTGCTGAAGAAAAAGCGGCTCTTGCCCCTAAGATTAATACGCTCAGGGCTAAAATAAATTCAGCTAGGTTAGAGTTAAGTAACCTAAAAAAAGCTGAAGTTGAAACTAAAGCAGCAGCCGATGAAGCAGCTAAGATTAAGAATAATGAAGTTACTGTTACTCCAGCAATGGCTGCTAAGGGCTTCGACCCTGACCTTTTACAACTTGCTAAAGATTCTGGTGTAGCAATTAGCCCAGAAGCTATGCTACCAGGAAATGTTTCAAGTGGTGCATTTGTATACCTAGGAACAAAGCAAGCAGTGACTGGACCCAAGGGTGCCAAGAAGTTTACCTTAACTGCTAAACCTAATCTTGGATTTGTTAATAATGTTTATAAACAATTCTGGTCCGATGAGACAGTTAAAGCTAAAGTCAAGTCAGCTATGGTGCGTGCTGGTATAACAGATGTAAATGATATAACAGCATATGCTCAATGGCAAAAAGTTGTTAGTGCTTCTGCAGAGTTATTTGCTAGCGGTGCTAAGATAACACCTATGGACGTCTTAAACCAGACAATGACTAATAGTGGTACAGCTAATTTACCTGACCGTAAAGTCACCACAATTGACCCAGAGATTACTAAGGCTATCGCTAACGCAGCATTCCAGTCAGCATACATGCGCGATGGCAGCGAACAAGAAATTAAAGATATCCTCAAAAAAGCTGGCGTAGATAAAATGATTGCCGAAGGCAGCGTTACTACAACCAAGAAGGTTAAGAATGCCAAGGGTCAGTTAGAGAATGTGACTACAACCACACCAGGATTCAATGCTCAGACTGCACAAATGTCTATTGAAGATAAACTTAAAGAACTAAACCCAGATGAATTCGACCGTACCAAACGTATCGACTTTGCAAGCTGGCTATCTAAGAACTTGGCGGGTGCATAATGGCTGTATCAGAAAATCTTGCCACTCTTACCAACAATCTTCAAACAGCAAAAGAAGCATACGATAGGGCTGTTAGTAATAAAGAATCCAGTACAATAATTAACACGTTAAAAGGAATACTTGATAAAGCACAAGAAGCCTACGACTCAGCTACATCACAACCTGCTGCCGTTACTGTCATTAATAAAAATGGCATTCAGACTGCGGCCGACTATGGTATCAGCGAAGCGCTATTAAATGACCAAACTTATGGTACTGAACTATCAGCAGTCTATGCTTTATTCAAGTCTAACAACATTGGCGCAGCCTTAGAGGCACTATTCAAGACTAAGTATTATACAAATCTAAGCGCAACAGTACGTTCTCGTCTAAAAGAAAAGACTACACAACTTGAAGTGTATAAAGATAATCTTAAGAAGTATGGCTTAGCATCTCGTAAGCGTCTAGTATCTTCTGGCATTAAGATGTCTCAAACTGAATTTGATGACCTTGTTGCAAAAGCATACGATTTAGGCATGGACGATAACCAGCTTGACCAGTTCCTGCTTACCTCTGGTAAGATTACTGGCTTTGGTGGCAGCGTGCTTGGCGATACCTCTGCGCTTAAGAACTATGCTGCATCGTTTGGTGTTAGTAACTATCTTAATAGTAACTACTGGGAACAGAAGCAAAAAGATTTATTTGCTGGTACAGTTACAATTGATGATATCCAGGCTGAGATTCGCATGAAATCAGCTAGCGCATTTCCATCATACGCTGACCAAATTGGCAATGGTGTTTCGGTTGACTCCATTGCATCAGCATATAAGGGAGCTATGGCTAACATCTTAGAAATAGACCAGGATTCAATTACCTATAATGACCCACGTCTACGTCAGGCACTACAAGCAGTAGGCCCAGATGGCAAGCCAACTACTAAACCATTGTGGCAATTTGAGCGTGAGCTCCGCGCCACAAAGGAATGGGAATATACTAACAATGCACGCGACACTATGGACAGTATATCAATGAAAGTCCTTAGAGATATGGGGCTTGCTTAATGGCAACATTGTTTGAAAAACTTGAACAAGCAAAAGCAACATATGCTAAGAATGTCAAGAATCAAGAGTCTAGCACAATAATTAATAGGTCAAAAGCAGCACTTGATGCTGCTCAAAAAGCCTATGATAATCAACCTGCGGCACCTACTGGGCCAAACGATGCACAAAATCGTGCTCGACTAGAAGCGGAAGCAAAAGCTGCTGCAGATACTAAAGCTGCTGCAGATGCTGCTGCTAAAAAAGCAAGAATAGAATCAGACCCAGATGTTATTGCTGCTCGAAAGTTACAAGCAGAGGCTGCAGCAGAAGTTGAGGCAACTGCAAAATCAAAAGCAGAAGCAATAGCCGCTACAGGAAAAACGGCTGCTGAATACGCGGCAGCCAAAGCAGCAAAAGATAAAGCCAAAGCAGAAGAAGATGCTAGACTAAAAGCAGCAGCAGATGCAAAAGCGGCGGCAGATGCAAAAACCGCAGCCGCAGCAAAGGCCAAAGCGGAAGCAGATGCTAAAGTATTGGCGGCTAAAATAGCAAACGATAAGGCAACTGCCTTAAAAACAACAGCAGCAAACGCAGCAAAAACAGCAACGGATGCAATCCTTGCCGCCCAAGTATCACAAACTGCCCAAGCAAAAGCGTTAGTTGTAAAATTACAAGAAGAAGCAAGAGTAGCAGCAGAAGCAGCAGGTGTCGCAGCAGCAGCAGCAGCAGCGAAAGATGCTCAAATTGCAGATACGGCAGAAAAATTAGCAAAGGCGCAGCGCGACCTTGATGCAGCAAATGCAGCAACGGCTGCAGCAACCGCAGCAAGCGTAGCAAGTGTTTCAGCAGCAGCGGCAAACATTAACCAATCTGGCGATGTAGCGATTGATACCGCTAGCATATCAGATACAGCATCAGCGATGTATGCACAAGAACTTAAAGATAAAGCAGAAAAAGAAAAAGTATTACTAGAGCGTCAGTCTGTATCTGAAACATTGATTGCACGTTTTAAACAATATAAACTAGAATCATTAGCAGATACAATTAAAAATCTTGCTATTGAAGGAGCTAACGAGGCTACCATTACTCTGGCTCTACAAGGTACAACAGCATATAAAGAACGATTTAAAGCTAATGATGCACGTGTCAAAGCTAACCTACGAGTCTTGTCACCATCTGAGTATCTGCAAAATGAAGATGCCTATCGTCGTACATTGCGCGAGTATGGTTTGACCCAGTATGATACTGATACATATGTTACAAAGTTTATTGAGAATGATACATCACCTGAGGAACTATCAGGACGTATATCATTAGCTGTTAATCGCATTCAGAATGCTGACCCATTAGTTATCAAGACATTAAAAGACTACGGTCTAACTGATACTGATTTGCTTGGGTATGTTCTAGATACAAAGAATAAATTGCCAGAGCTTACAAAGAAAGTTCAGACTGCTGAGATTGGCGCTGCTGCTAGCGCTCAAGGATTGCAAGCTGTACAGGCTACATCTGAAGCACTCGCTAATCAAGGCATTGACCAAGCTGCTGCACAGAAGGGCTATAGTGCTATCGCTAGTTACCTTCCAGAAGCTGAGAAGATAAGCAATATTTATAGTGACATGGCTGGCTACGGTCAGACTCAAGCTGAACAAGAAGTATTTGGAAAGCTAGCTTCTGCGCAACGCGCAAGAGAAGCATTAAAAGCAAGAGAAATTGGAACCTTCAGTGGTTCTGCTGGACTCTCAAAGAATGCTTTAGATACAAAGTCTAACAACTACTAAATTCCTATATGGACCTATCGGCCCCATATGGCGTACTAGACCGATAGCAAGAGCCAGGCTAATCCCCCGATTAGAATCTGTGGCTTGCGACTAAACTGAATAGAAGGGTGGATGGTTGCTATGAGCAACAACTACTGGGATGAAGACGAAGACGAGCTAGATACAGATACCATTACAGGAAATGAAAGCGGAAGTGACTTACTTAAAAAGTTGCGTAAAGCTAAACGTTCCGATGAGAAACGTATCAAAGAACTCACTGAGCAACTTGAGGGATTTTCCAAGGTGCAGCGTGAGCGTACAGTCAAAGAAGTCCTAGAACAAAAAGGTGTAAATCCTAAAGCAGTACGTTTAATTCTAAAAGACCTAGACGAAGTTACCGAAGAGTCAGTGAATAATTGGCTTGAAGATAACGGAGACTTGTTCGGATTAACTACTCAGGAGACACCTCAGAATAACGTAGACCGTGCTGCATTACGTCAGCAGGATGCGATTACTCAAGGTGCAATAACACCTGACCGAGCAGAGAACTTAGAACAACGATTAGGCGCTGCGGAATCCGCAGAAGAAATCTTATCTATTCTCCGTTCACAAGAATAACTCATTCATAGTATCTAGTCACTTGGAGGTGACAACATGGCTAATGCCTACGTATCCTCAGACTCCGCTTCTTTAGGCGGTACTGTTGGTTCAGCAGGTTTAGTACAGAAGGCGTATGACCGTCTTCTTGAGTTTGCTCTCCGTTCAGAACCCCTTATTCGTTCTGTCGCAGACAAGCGCCCAACTAACCAATCAATTCCTGGTTCAACCGTTGTTCTACAACGTTATGTTGACCTAGCAGCAGCAACAACTGCTCTAACTGAGACAACAGACCCAGACGCAGTAGCAATGTCTACACCAACATCTGTAACCATTACTCTTAACGAGTATGGTAACTCTGTTCTTGTAACACGTGCGTTGGAACTATTCAGCCTTGCTGATGTAGACCCAGCGATTGCTAACATCATCGCATTCAACCTTGCCGATTCAATCGACTCTGTTGCAATGACAACACTCCGTGGCGGAACCAACGTAATCTACTCTGGTTCAACAGCTACATCAACAGCAACAGTTACTGCTGCTGCAACACTATCTTCAGCTAACATCCGCAAGGCTGTTGCTAAGCTTCGTGCTGGTAAGACAACTGCTCGCAAGGGCTCACTATACTGGGCTGGTATCCACCCAGAAGTTTCACACGACCTTCGTGCAGAGACAGGTTCAGCAGGCTGGTTGCTTCCAAACCAATACGGTTCTGCACAAGACCGCATCTGGGCAGGCGAAATTGGTACATACGAAGGTGCATACTTCGTAGAGTCACCACGTCTGTACAATACAACAGACGGTGCTTCATCTGCAAAGGTGTACCGCACTATCCTAGCAGGACAGCAAGCAATGGCAGAAGCCGTTGCCGAAGAACCACACGTAGTTATCGGACCAGTAGTTGACAAGTTAATGCGTCACCGCCCAATGGGTTGGTACGGCGTACTAGGCTTTGCTCGCTACCGCGAAGAAGCACTATACCGAATCGAATCAGGTTCATCAATCGCTTAGTTGATTGACGCTTGGGTAGGGGCAGCAATGTCCCTACTCAGGAGTAAGTTCATTAAGGAGAACTAATGGCAACATACAAATTCACTACACCTTATGTCCTTGAGGGACCTTCAGGTGGGCATCGTTTGTTTTACTTTGCCAAACTCCGTAAGGGAATAACCATCGTTAAAAGTGGTGGAACATATTCACAAATTAGATACCCATTAGACAGTGACCTACTGAACTATTCGGAAGTTTATCGTGGCGGATATGAATATCCTGGTATTAGCGAGGCCACTAAAGCAGCACTTATTGCTGGTGGCGTAGAGGTTACAGAAGCAAACTTCACAGTAGAATAGGGACAAGATGAACTGCAGTCATATTAGCAAAGTACTTGACTGGGGATTTGACGAGAACCATGATTTCATAGCAAAGACATGGGGATGCGTACTATGTGACGCAGTATCAGATGTACCATTTAAAGATGAAGATGACATTCCGATTGACCACACCATGTGCGATGAAGATTGCTTTGGATGTAAAGCAAGAGGGTTACAACTTAATACAGGTGATGCAGGAAGAGATATACCAGATAAGAAATGGAACTCTGAGCTAAGTGCTTATCGTGATGCAAGGGCACAAGGAATCCAACCTTCTGGTACTAGAATGCATGATATAGAAGCAGCACATAAAGCGTCAGAAACATTAGGTCAAGCATATGATGGTGACACAATGATTAAGACAAAAGATATAACTCCCAAATCCGTAGAAATAATGAAAGAGATAGGACAAATATAATGGCTAAGATGAATCCAATGCAGATGAAGGCTTACAAGATGGCAGAAAAGAAAGAATCTCCAGCAATGAAAAAGAAAGAAATGAAAGCTGGAATGACCATGATGAAGAAAGCCGCTCCAAAGAAAATGGGCAAGAAGAAGTAACATGGCTAAAAAACCTAACTATTTTCAGAACGTTGCCAATGAAGTTAACCAGTCCATTAAAGCCTATCGTGATACCCTGCAAATGAGTAACACATCTGGCCCAGGAACTGATGCTCGTGCTAACGCACTCCGTGCGATGGAAGACAAGCAAACAGGTCAACTGTTTGGTGCTATTTTACAGGGTCGTCGTTATGATTCTAAAGGAAAGCAAATTAAAAAGTGAAAAAGACCAAAGTTCAAAAGGTCATGAAAGAGTTCAAGTCTGGCACTCTCCACTCTGGCAAGGGTGGGAAAGTAGTTAAGAATCCTAAGCAAGCAATTGCTATTGCCCTTTCAGAAGCAAGGAAAGCGAAGAAAAAATAATGTCAGAGGCTTGGACACGTAAAGAAGGTAAGAACCCTAAAGGTGGACTCAATGCTAAAGGTAGAGCATCTTATAAAGGTGGAACCCTCAAGCCTCCAGTTAAATCTGGAGACAATCCTCGTAGAGCATCTTTCCTAGCACGCATGGGTGGTAATCCAGGGCCAGAACGTAAGCCTAATGGCGAGCCAACTAGGTTGCTATTATCTCTTAACGCATGGGGTGCTTCAAGCAAGGCTGACGCTAAGTCAAAGGCAGCAGCAATCTCTAAGAGAAACAAGGCTAAAAAATGAGCAAAACATCTACGCATTATCTTAAGAGTGGTAAAGTATATACTGGTGCTGTTCACAAGATGAACGGACAGGTTCATACAGGAGCAAAGCACACAGCATCTAGCAAAGTTCTTACTCATACAAAACCTAAGAAGGCAAAGTAATGCCAAAGGCTAAATCTAAGGTAAACGCTGCTGGTAATTATACTAAGCCAACAATGCGTGCTTCTTTGTTTAAGAAGATTAAGGCTGGTTCCAAGGGTGGAGACCCTGGTGAATGGTCTGCTCGCAAAGCACAACTGCTTGCTGTACAGTACAAGAAAGCTGGCGGAGGCTACAAGTAATGGCACTTGCTAAATCACAGAAGTCCCTGAAGGACTGGACTGCTCAGAAGTGGAAGACATCTGACGGCAAACCTTCTAAAGGAAAGAAAAGATACCTGCCTGAAAAAGCATGGGCATCTTTAACTCCTGCCGAGAAGGCTGCAACTAATAAAGCGAAAGCTGCTGGTAATGCTAAGGGTAAACAATTTGTTAAGCAACCTAAAGCAATAGCAAAAAAAACCGCAAGAAGTAGATAATTAAGGTGGGGACAATGACTGACAAATTAGCAATCGCCTGGTGCGATAATGGTATGGTAGATGGCAAGTTCATGCAAGGTGTTACTGATGTAATGCTCCATTCTGGAGTTGAAGTCACAACTACTTTGCGTAGTCAAGGCAATCAAATAGCAAGGCAACGTGACAAGGTAATTAACTACTGGTATGACAACAATAAATCTGACTGGCTACTTTGGGTAGATTCAGATGTTGTTATTAGCCCAGATACTTTTAAATTACTTTGGGATAACAAAGATGTTGAAAAGCGTCCAATGGTTACAGGTGTTTACTTTACAACTGACCAACCTGAAGAAACCTTAATGACACCAATGCCAACATTGTTTGACTTCGTAGTTAACGAAAATCAAATCGGTGTTAAGCGTATTCACCCAATGCCAAAGAATCAACTAATGCAGGTAGGCGCAGCAGGCATGGGATACGTCCTAATGCACCGAAGCGTTGTAGATAGGATTAGAGCAGTTGTCCCAGAAGGACCATTGTTCTCAGATATTGGACACGGCAAGAATTTCCTAGGTGAAGACATCTACTTCTTTGCACTATGCGACAAGGCAGATGTTCCACTATTTGCACACACAGGTGCAACCGTTCCACATATGAAACGATTCTCGTTTGACATTAATTACTATAATGCTTTTATGGGTGCTCAAGAAGAGCCTAAGAAGCCTAAGAGTAAATTAATTACCCCAGATTATATGAAGTAGAAAGGTTAACAAATGGCATTAGGCAAAGCAGGAAGCAGCCTTACTCAAGAACTTAATCGTCTTGCTGGCATAACCAATGTGGCGAACTATAAAGATGAACAAGGCGCTGCTAATGCCTGGGCTGGCACTATTGGTTTGGCTACAGTAGGAGCACTTAACATTAAGGTATCGGCTGCTAGGACTAGGGACAAGTTCAAAGATATTGATGGTGTATGTAATGAATTGGCTGGAACAACTGGTCTAGCAGCACCTGCTGCGTTAAGGAGCATAAACGTCTAATGACTACTACTCTAACTAATATGATTGATGAGACACTTATCAATCTGGCAGGTTATACTTTCCAGCAAGACCGCTCAACTTATCTTGCTACCGCAATTACAACTACAACATCATCAAGTGCTTCTCCTTTGATTATGTCTCTAGGTTCTACTGACTCAGTAGGTAAGGGTATTATTGAAATTGATGAAGAACTTCTATGGGTAGATAACTATGACCGCATTGCTAACACAGCAACTGTGGCTCCCTATGGTCGCGGCTACCTAGGCACAACAGCAGCAACACACGCACTTGATACCAAGGTAACCATCTCTCCTACCTTCCCACGTTTTAGCGTTAAGCGCGCAATCAATGATACAATCAATGCTATGTGCTCTTCAATCTTTGCTGTAAAGTCATACACCTTTACCTTCAATGCTGCGGTGTCAACATACCCGTTAGTAAACTTAAATGTAAAAAATATTCTTTCAATCTCATGGCAATCAATTGGTCCATCAAAAGAATGGATTCCAATTCGCAAGTATGACTTTGATTCGTTAGCAAATGCTGAAGCCTTTGGTTACACTACTGGCACAGACCAAGTTCAAACTATTACTTTAGGTCAGGCTCCAATTTCTGGCAGAACTGTAAAAGTTACGTATGCTACTAACCCTCCACCATTTACTAGCAATGACCAGGACTATGTAACTCAGACAGGGTTGCCAGCATCTACTAGAGATATAGCAATCTTGGGAGCATCCTACCGATTGCTTTCAAATCTAGACCCAGCACGTGCTTCACAAGTAAGCCCACAGGCTGATGAGACAGATAGTAAGCGTCCTTATGGCGCTTCTCAATCTGCTACTAAACAATTGTATGCGTTGTACTCACAGCGTCTTAAAGAAGAAACAGCAGTACAGCAAAATAATTATCCAACAAAAGTCCACTACTCCCGCCGATAAGGACCAGCAATGACAACTAGAAAATACTCGTCCCGCTCGCAGCAGACTACCCTCAGTGGTGCTTTGACTTCTAGCGCAACAACAACAACTGTTGTATCAGGTTCAGGTCTGCTCGGTGGTATAACCATCTCAGCAGGCGAACTCTTTACAGTTGTCATTGACCCAGATACAGCCCTTGAAGAAATTGTAGATGTCAGCGCGGTCTCTACTAATACACTTACAATCGTTCGTGGTATTGATGGTTCTGCTGGTGTAGCCCACTCTGCTGGCGCCATTGTTCGACACATGGCAATTGGTCGCGACTACCGTGAAGCCAATACTCATATCGAAGCAACGACAGGACATGGCACTACTGGTGCCGTAGTTGGTACAACCAATACTCAGACTTTAACTAACAAGACTTTAACTAGCCCAACCATTACTGGTACTGGTGCTATCGCAGGAACCTTTACTGGCAACTTAACAGGCAATGTAACTGGTAACGTATCTGGTTCTTCTGGTTCTACTACTGGCAATGCAGCAACAGTAACTAATGGTGTCTATACAACTGACACTGGCACAGTTACTTCAACCATGATTGCCAATGGCACTATTGTAAATGCTGACATTAACACATCTGCTGCTATTGATAAGACCAAGATTTCTGGTACAGCAGTAACACTTGCTGATACTGGAACTGTTACTGGAACAATGATTGCTAATGACACAATTGTAAATGCTGATGTGAATACATCAGCCGCAATTGCTTACAGCAAACTTAACCTTACTGGTGGTATTGTAAATGCAGATATAACAAATGATACAATTACAAATGCCAAGATTAATACTGCTGCAGCAATTGACTGGACAAAACTAGGCATCTCATCAACTGTTTCATCAACTGAAATTGGTTATGTAGATGGTGTAACCTCTGCTATCCAAACTCAATTAGATTCTAAATTACCAACTGCTACAGCAGCAAGTACGTATGCTCCATTAGCAAGTCCAGCATTAACTGGCACACCTACTGCTCCAACTGCTACTGCTGGTACTGCTACTACTCAAGTAGCAACTACAGCATTTGTAGGAACAGCAGTAACTAACCTTGTAGCCGCTGCACCTGCAGCACTTGATACTCTTAATGAGTTGGCGACAGCCCTCGGTAATGACGCAGCATTTTCGACCACAGTAACTAACAGCATTGCAACCAAGTTGCCTCTTGCTGGTGGCACAATGTCAGGTGCTATTGCTATGGGCACTAACAAGATTACTGGTATGGGAACACCTACAGTATCTACTGATGCAGCCACTAAAGGCTATGTAGATGGCGTAACAGTTGCCCCTAGCAACTTGACTGGTCCAATTACTTCTGTTGGCTCAGCAACATCTATTGCTTCACAGACTGGTACTGGAACTAAATTTGTAGTTGATACTAGCCCAACACTTGTTACTCCTGTACTTGGTGTAGCAACTGCAACATCTGTTAATGGAACAACAATTCCAACATCTAAAACTCTAGTAGTTACTACAGATAAATTATCAGCACTTGCTGCTACAACATCTGCAGAACTTGCTGGTGTTATTTCAGATGAAACAGGTTCTGGTGCTTTGGTATTTGCTACATCTCCTACTTTAGTTACCCCATTACTGGGTACACCAACATCTGCAACATTAACTAATGCTACTGGTTTGCCTATCAGCACAGGCGTATCTGGCTTAGGTACAGGTGTGGCTACATTCCTTGCTACCCCTACATCAGCAAATCTTGCCACCGCTGTTACAGATGAAACTGGTAGTGGTTCTTTAGTATTTGGCACTAGCCCAACTATTGCAACACCAGTAATATCTAACCCTAAAATTTCATCAACCTACACAGCCAAGACTGCTGCATATACCTTTGCCTCTGGCGATGAAGGTCAGTTATTCTCAATGAATAATGCGGCAACTCAACAGTTCAATATCCCAACAGATGCCACATTTAACTTTGCAGTAGGCACAGAGATTAACGTCTTTTGGATTACGGGCGCGGGTCAACCGACCATCGGTGCCGTGACTCCTGGAACCACGACAGTCATTTCGACTGGTGCTACAAGTGCTACACCTAAACTGCGTGTTGCTAACTCTGGTGCTACTTGTAAAAAACTTGCTGCTAATAGTTGGATAGTGTTTGGAGACCTTTCCTAATGACTCCAATTTTAGGAATTATGGCAAGCGCTGCTTCAGGCAACCTTTGGGCGCCAGGTAAAGACTTTGACAGCATTGCGACAACTACGCTTTCAACTAGCACAGCCACTATTACTTTTAGTTCTATTCCTGCTACCTATCGCCATTTACAAATTAGATTCTTGACAAGAACAGACAGAGCCAATCAAGAAGATAATAATCAATTGCGGTTTAACTCTGATTCTGCTGGCAATTATGCAGCACACGTTTTATATGGTGACGGCGCAACTGCTGGCGCATTTTCAGATGGCTCATCTATTACATTTAACACTCGTTCTGTTGTAGCAGCAGCATCATCTACATCTGGAGTCTTTGGTGTTGGAGTAATTGACATTCTTGACTACAAAGACACCAACAAATATAAAACTGTTCGTTCGCTAAATGGATACGATAACAATGGAACAGGTCAAGTTCGTTTAAGTTCTGGTTTATGGATGAACACAGCAGCAATTACTACCATCGCTATTACTTCAGCAAACGCAGCAAACTTTGTTCAATACAGTTCCTTCGCACTTTACGGGGTGAAATAATATGGCCGCAGGAAATACATACACACAGATTGCCTCAACCACTCTTAGTTCTAATTCAGCCAGCGTGACTCTTTCTAGTATTCCTACTACTTACACTGATTTAGTATTAGTGATTAGCACTAAACTAGATGCCTCAGGTGGACAAGACGTATCAATGCAAGTTGGTAATGGTTCAGTTGATACTGGTGCTAATTATTCAAGAACGCTTCTTTATGGTACTGGAAGTGTTGCTGGTTCTACAAGACAATCAGGACAATCAAAAACTGATTTAACTTATTATGGTTACCCTGATTCAACAAACTTTAATACCATTATTGTAAACCTTATGAATTATGCAAATACTTCTGTTTACAAAACTATACTTAACCGTTCTGCAAATGGAGCAACTGGCACAGATGCAGTAGTTTCACTTTGGAGAAGTGCATCAGCCATTAACACAATTAAAATATATCCTGCTGCTCAAAGTTTTGTAACTGGCAGCACATTCAATCTCTACGGCATCACGGCAGCATAAGGGGCAACTAAATGGCAAATACATACACACTCCTAGAAACAATCACTGTCGGCGCTGCGGGAGCAAGCAGCGTTACATTCAACAGCATCCCTCAAACTGGATACACCGATTTGGTGATTCATTACTCATCAAGGGCTGATGCTGCTACAAATTATTTAACATTGAAATTAAACGGTAGCGCAACTGGTTACTCAGATAAAGCATTGTATGGAGATGGAAGCACAGCAGCAACAACAGGAAATGCAAGTGGTGCTTACACTTATGGAATGAGCAACAATTCTAATTATACAGCATCATCATTTGCTTCAGGTAGTTTTTATATTCCAAACTATACTTCAAGCAATTACAAATCTATTTCAAATGATAGCGTTCAAGAAACAAATGCTACTCAGGCTTATGCTTGGTTGCAGGCTTCCCTTTGGGCTAACACCGCAGCAATTACTTCAGCAACACTTACATCATTAAGCGGCTCATTTGTCCAATACTCAACCTTCTCCCTTTACGGCGTATCTGCCCTTGGTACTACCCCAACAAAGGCACCAAAGGCAACTGGCGGTTCAATCATTCAGACCGATGGCACTTACTGGTACCACGCATTTCTTA